TTTATTGTAGTTTTTGTAGTTTTGTAGTAAGTCCAAAAGGGAGGGCAAAGCAAATGGCGCAGACCAAAGCGGCAGCAGTGCAAGCGTTTTTTGAGCGTTTCCTGCCAGCGTATGAGGAGACAACAGTGCCGCAGGGAGCAGCGCTACCGTATCTGACTTACGCACTCGTGACGGACAGTTTCCACGCTGATGGAAGTGGTGATACCAGCATTTCCGTTTCGCTGTGGTATAGGGGCACAACCTGGAAGCCGTGCAATGCAATGGCAGAAAAGATAAGCGAGACGATCGGCTTTGATGGGCTGGTTATTCCAGCCGCTGATGGCTATATTTGGCTAAAGCGGGGCACGCCGTTTGCACAAAACATGTCCGACCCGGACGACGACCAAATACGGCGGAAGATAATCAATGTCACCGCCGAATATCTAACAAAAAATTAAGAAAGGATTTTTGAAATGGGTAAATTTGCAGTTATTCCCGAGAGCACTTTCGACGACCTGCAGCTTGACGCAGGCGTTTTGCTTAAGAATTTCACCCCCGGAACCACGACGGAACCGGCGGACGAGGATATTATTTGCGCCACCACTGGCGGTATCAACGCAACTTGCGTGCCGACTTATTCTGACTTCGGTGAGGATGTGGACAACTGCCCGAACGGTATGAAGGAGTTGAAGCACCTGGACAGCTGGGAGTGTAAGCTGGCTTTCACCGCTTTGGGCACAAGCCCGGAAGCAATCCGGCTTGCGCTTGGTTCTGCGGATGTCGACAAGACGGACACCACAAAGATCACGCCCCGTGCGGATATTGCGCAGGCGGACTTCTCCGACCTTTGGTGGGTTGGCGATAAGGCAGACGGCGGCTTGGTTGCTATCCAGCTTAAGAACGCATTGTCCACTGGCGGCTTTTCTTTGCAGACCACCAAGAACGGCAAGGGGCAGATCTCTGTGGAGTTGACCGGCCATGTGTCTATCACCGACCAAAAGACCGTGCCGATGGTGTTCTATTCCACCAGCGCAAGCAAGGCTGCGCAGGGCAAGGCCGCTGTGGCCAGCAAATAAGGACTTTTTCAACAGGAGGTAAAATAATATGAAAATTTCCGAACTAACAACGGAGCGGGCAGCGGATGTCCTTTGCGAAGTCAGCATTTATGCGCTTAACATTTTGAGCGATAAGGAACTGCTGGCTTCTCTGCGTATGCAGCTTGATGGCACAGACGGCGACAGTACCAAAGCGGAGTTGATCGCCGTTGCAAGCGAAAAAATCGCCGAACTTGTCCCGCTTCTGCTGAAAAAGCACAAAGATGATGTGTTTGGCATTGTCGCAGCTGTGAATGGGCTGACGCTCGAGCAGGTGCGGCAGCAGAAAATCATCAAGACAATGACCGCCATTAAAGAGATGGCGCAGGACAAAGACTTGATTGATTTTTTCAGATCCTGCGTGTCCACGGAAAAAGCGTAACAAGGGCGTTAATTGACGCGCCAAGATTAACAGTACAAGGGCTGGTTCTCGCTCTGCCGTTACTTATCGAGCGGCAATCCGAAGAACTGGCCTTTCGTGTTTATGTAGCGAATTGCGCAAAAATATTGACAGAAAACACGGCCAAGTCGGCTGGTGGTTCTTATTTGAGCAAATCATATTTGGACATCATCAACCCGCCGCCGCCGGAGACACGCACACCCGAGCAAGTGAAACAACAAATTCTCGGCAAGTTGAAAGACACGGCCGAAGAAAGGAATAACGACTGATGAATTTATTTGAATTATTCGTCAAAATCGGAGTTGACGACCAGGCAAGTGACAAGGTCGGCGCTGTCGGTGACAAGATCAAAAGCGGACTTGGAAAGGCTGCAAAGGTTGCTGGTGCTGCCGTTACTGCCGCAGCGACTGCCGCCGGAGCGCTCGTGAAACAGTCGACGGAAGCCTATGCAAATTATGAGCAGTTGGTCGGCGGCGTTGACACACTGTTCAAGAAGTCATCTAAAAAGGTGCAGGCGTATGCCGCAAATGCGTATAAGACTGCTGGTCTGTCTGCCAACCAGTATATGGAAACGGTGACAAGTTTCTCTGCGTCGCTTTTGCAGTCGGTTGGTGGTGACACCGACAAGGCAGCAGAAAAAGCAAATATGGCAATCACCGATATGTCGGATAATGCCAACAAAATGGGCTCGAACATGGTGGATGTAGAGAACGCGTACAAAGGTTTTGCGAAGCAGAATTATACCATGCTCGACAACTTAAAACTGGGCTACGGCGGCACCAAGGAGGAAATGGCTCGGCTGCTGCAGGACGCGGAAAAAATATCCGGTGTAAAATACGACTTGTCAAGCTACGCCGATGTCGTCGACGCAATACACGTTATCCAAACGGAAATGGACATCACTGGTACGACACAGCGCGAGGCAGCGACTACCATTGAGGGCTCTGTAAACTCAGCCAAGGCGGCGTGGCAAAATCTGCTCACCGGAATGGCGGACGACAACCAGGACTTCCAGGGGCTCGTAAACCAGTTTGTCGACAGCGTTGCGACCGCAGCAAACAACATCCTGCCGCGAGTGCAGCAAGCGCTTGAGGGCGTCAGTTCGCTAATCGAGAAGCTTGCGCCTGTTATTTCTGAAAAACTCCCGGAACTGATAACGGCAGTGTTGCCGTCGTTGGGCGAAGCTGCTCTCGGGATCATTCAGTCATTGGTTGACGGCATAAATCAATCTTTGCCTGCACTACTTCCGGCAGTGGTAAGTGTTGTAACAACTCTTGCAACCGGCCTTATCGAAACGCTGCCGACCATTTTGGAGATGGGGCTAAACATCATTACGCAGCTGGCGCTCGGAATTGCACAGGCGCTGCCGGAACTTGTGCCGACGATCGTTAATGTCGTTCTGCAAATTGTAACAACGCTGACAGACCCCGAAACGCTGAATAACTTGCTGAACGCTGCTGTTACGCTGATCACAGCGCTGGCAACCGGATTGATTAATGCGTTGCCGGTTCTCTTGCAGCAGGCTCCGGTTATTATTGGAAACTTAATCACTGCACTGAATGCAATGTTGCCAAAGATCCTGCAAATGGGCATAACGATTATCGTTAGCGTTGCTCAAGGATTGGTCGCAGCACTGCCAAAGATTGTAAAGGCAGCACCGCAAATCATAATGTCAGTCGTAAGAGGCGTCGCTGGGTCTATATCTTCTCTGTTCCGTATAGGAAAGGACATTATAAGTGAGGTCGGCCACGGATTTAGCGCAGCCGTTGATGGTGCCCGCGATTGGGGTCGAGATATGATCGACAATTTCGTGTCGGGCATTCAAGAAATGTGGGGCAACCTCGTGAGCACGGTAAGCAACACGGCGCAGAAAGTACGGGACATTTTGGGCTTCTCCGAGCCGAAAAAAGGCCCGCTGTCAAACTTTCACACTTATGCGCCGGATATGATGAAGCTGTTTGCAAAAGGCATTAAAGAGAATGAATGGCTTGTGCTGTCGCAGATACAAAAATCGTTTGATTTCGGAGAGCAAACAATCAGCGCGGGCTACAATATAAAAGGCTCCGGCGCTGGTGGCGTTGGCGGTGCCGGAAATGTTAATGTGACGCTGGGAATTGACCCGAACGCCAGCTTGAACGCACTTGCCCGGGCACTGCTGCCGGTTCTTAAGGTTGTGGCAAAGGAGGTAGGCTGATATGATTGCAATTAAAATCAACGGCGTTATTTACGAGAATGTGGGCACTATCAAGCCGTCGGTGGCTTACGAGTATTATTACGATGTCGTCACGATGGACGGCCGCCGCCACCGGGACATTAAGGGCAAGCGCACCAACTACGATGTGACCTTTTTTAACAACGATTTCGTGGCCTATGACGCACTTAAAACGCTGCTAATGACCGCCGACAGCGTCTTGCTGGAGGTACCGGACAGCAACAAAGGGACAAACATCGGGGAGTATTCTGTCACTGTGACCGGTGACAACATTAAGGGTGTCCTGTACGACGGAAGCTATTATAGCACCGCATTGTCCGTTACATTCGAGAGGGTGACCTGCGATGAGTAAAAACAAATATGGTTTTTTCAAATATTTAGACTTCTCCGCAAGCGCCGCCAACGGGGCGACCTTTGATATTGCCCGCGTTGCTTTACAAAAAGGGTTTGACACCGCCAGCGGGAGTGTTTCTAAAGTCTTTAGCGGAACGGGCAATCAAGATTTTAGGTCTTTTGAGCCGCAGGGGTTCAATTTGAATGAAAAAGTAGCGCTGTTTGGTCAAACCGGAATTGCTCAAGGCGTTATCACAGCTTACAGGAGCGACAGCAATGGGCTTTTTGTCGATGGTGAGTCAAACTTTCCGTTTAAGCTTGAAATATCGCTAAAAGGCTTTTATTCGATGTCAGGGCTGACGATAAAATCACGGAATGTGATTAAATCGCTGAAAATAGAAGCATTTCGGGACAATGAGCCGGTGGCTTCGGGTCAGTTTACTGGCAGCGAAAAAGAAGAGTTTTTCCCGCTCGTGATAGAGGACGCAAACAACATCACGCTGACAGTTGAACAGGTGGAGCCGATGTTATTCATTGGTATTTGGGGTATTGAGTTTGGTACGGCTCGAGAATTCGGCGACGACAGCATTATATCTGCGTCGGTGTCGAAGTTGTATTCGCTGACGGCAAAATCGCTGGAGTATGACACGCTGGATTTGACGGTGCTTGACCCACAGCGTGGTGACTATCTCGTGCAAAACAAACAGATGATTGATTTCTGCGTCGGTGAAAAAAATATTGAGCGCTTTTTTGCCAACCAGGGAGCGGAAAACGGGGACAATACGACGACGATACAGGCGTACAATGTCGTGTCCGTGTTTGAAGCGCAGACGCTCGGCGGATTTTTCGGAGCCGGTGCAAATCAGGTCATTAGAGCGTTGGTCAAGCCGCTGGGCTACGATATAAGCATAGACGAATGGAAAGAACCGGACATTGACGGCTATATTCCTATTTGCTCCGTTAGAGAAGCACTACAATACATTGCGATAGGCTCCGGGCTGCGGTTCAGCAATCAAGATGGCTTGGACACGCTGCGGGTTGAGCCTGTTCCGACAGAGCCGGAGGAGACGGCGGTGGAGTACACGGAAGCAAACATTGTAGGAACTCCAAAATACGACAAGACGGATTTGGTCAAGTCCGTCACGCTGAAGCTGCACAAGCTGTCGCAGGTCAAAGACACCGAGGAGTTATATCACTGGTACATTGCCAAGAACAAAAAGGTAAAAATCACATTCAGCAGCCCGCACGCCAACTTAAAGGCGTATGAAGTGACCGGCCACAATGTGGATGGCGACGACCTGGTTGCGGAAACGCCCAGCAAGAATGTAACTTTTGAGAAGAAAGAAGCAAACTATTGCGTCGTGGTGAACAAGTCGAGCAATAAGATCGTCATTGTCGGGAACAAATACGAAGATACCACGGTCGAGTATGTTGCAAAGAGCGCAGAGTTGGAGGACAATGATGAAGCAAGCGAGGTCAGTTATGAAACTTACATTTGCACAGATGACCCGCAGGCAATCTGCGACGAGTTGCTGGAGCAGAACAACAGGCGCACAAAAATCACATTCAGCACTCTTTACCGACCAAAAATCGGAAAGGCGTACAATATTTTGGGCGATGTAATGGTGGTCACCAAGGTTACGGACACGCTGACGGGCGTATTTGAAGTGGAGGCGATATAATGGCAGCTGGTAGAATTCTCGGTGAAATGTTCGACACACAGGATTACAAGCTGTGGGTTGATTGGCGGTCTGTCGTTGACAATATGAGCAACAGCTCGCTTGTCACGGCAGAAATGTATATTCAGTACATAGGCAGCGGAACCGGTGCAGCTGGGCAGTGGAATGGCGCTCCGATTTTGACCATTGACGGCAAGAAGCACGAAGCGACCGACACGGCGGTTGATACGAGCAGCGGGGAGCCGGTGCTGCTGTTCGGAGTGTACAATCAGCTGGTGGAGCACGACCCGGACGGCTACAAGGCGGCAGAGATCAAAGGAGCGGTTTACTCGGTGCTCGGCACAACGCTCACCGGCGGCGGCAGGATTGAAGGCATTGCTGCGATGGACAAAGCGGATGTTGCAAAGCCAGTTTTTCTAAACAGTGTGCAAATTTTAGCCGGATTTGATTATGCGAGGGTTTCGTTTCAAACCGGTTCAAACATATCGCTGGTCGAATATTCATTGAATGGCGGCGATTTTGTTTCCGCAAATTATTCCGGATCGGCAAATATTTTTTTCTACATTCGCGGCCTGCAAATCGACACAGTTTATTCGCTGGTGGTGCGGATCACCAAGGCGGAAAACGGAATGCAGGCGTTATCACCGCAAGTCACATTCAAGACTTCAAAAGTCTATGTGAATGATTTTGTGCTTACAAAAGACTACATATCCGTCAAGCAGGGAGAAACTGCCAAGCTGGTTGATGGCGTGGATTACTTCTTGTACCCGGAAAACGCAACCGACAAGTCGCTGACGGTCAAGAACACGAACAGCAGCGTTTGCAGCGCTGAATATGTGGACGGCGCCGTTATTGTGCACGGCAAGGCAAAAGGCACGGCAGACCTGCGGCTGTCTGTAAACAGCACGCTGCCTATTTACGGCGTGCCGGAATTCCGGGTGCGTGTCAGCGTCAAGGTTCCGGTTGAGGGCGTAAGCTTCAACATCAAGCAAACAACGCTGCGAGTTGGGGACACCTGGCAGGCAGACTACACCGTGCTCCCGATTGGCTGTGATGGATACGATGTCGGGTTGCGGTCGCTTATGCCAAGCGTTGCAACTGTCAACGGGTCTGTGGTGACAGCTGTTGCGGCTGGTGTTGCTCCGATCAGCGTTGTAGTGACCGCCGACGAAAAGGAGTACACGGATGTCTGCGAGGTGACCGTTGTTGCGGCTGGTTCGCTCGAGGGTTACCAAAATTATTACGAGCCGGTCGACTTCTTAACCGAGAATGTGCTCAACGATATATGGCGAAACGCGCAGATTATCAAAGCGTTGTTTGATTTGCAGACTAAAGACAAGTACAAGATCGGAGCGCTGACGAAGCCGCCGCAAAGCACGGTCAACGGAGTGGCTCAGACATACGGCGGGACACAGCTGGCGGATGTAAAGGGAGTCCTTGATGGGGTCGAAACAGATATGCAGGTGCTCAACTCTTCCAAAATCGAAAGCATATACTACATTACGAGCAGCTATCGCATTGACCCTTGGGGGGTTGATAAGGCTGGCGTTTGGCGCTGGCTGCAAGTTTTGGAAGACCTGTTTCAAATGCTGACAACGGATGTCGGCTACTGGGGCTATCTACAATGCACGGACGGCACGCCCACCGTTGACGGCAGAACATTGGCTGCTCGCGGAACTTCTGTTGCGGTTGACTTTGCGAGCGTAATAGGTTAAAATAAAAATATAAGGAGGAATTCCGAAATGGCATTATCACCTATAAAATTGAATGTGAAAGCCCAGCAGCTGGAAGCGTTAGCCAACATGCTGACCGGCGAGGACATCACTTTCGTGTTTGACGCCGGTGGAGCAATCAAGGACAGCGTTGCCTTTACGCTGGACACGGCATTGTCGGAAGGCAGCCAAAACCCTGTTACAAATGCTGCGATCACCGAAGCGATCAACGACCAGTCCGCAAGGGTCGACAAGCTGGAAGCGCACAAAGGCGTGTCTTATTTGCAAGCGTGTTTGCCCAGTGACACGAAGATCACGAAAGAGGGCACATACGAAAATCCGGTTATTCTACCGTTCACTGGGACTACACGCAGCGGTGGGCCGGGGCTTAGCCTTGGAAACAACGGCGTGGTCATCGGTGCGGGCGTTAAAAAGGTTCGGGTGTCTGCACAAATGTATATGTGGAACTCAACGGCTCTGACTCAATGTGAAATCAATGTTTTCGTTAGCAATGCCGACGGCACTCGGACGCGTCATCTCCGATCCATTACAAAGCGCGTCAGCAACTATGAAACGATTGCGACATCACAAATCATTCTCCCGGTCGCCGAAGGGCAGATCGTGCAAGCTGCTTATATCGGAAAGCCGGACACAACGATTGTCGCTTATAAAGACGGCACGCTCTTGTTTGTCGAAGCCGTAGAATGGGGGGACTAAAAAATGAACGTATATCTAAAAGACAGCGTGTTCACCACCAGGATCGACACAAGCGAAAACTGGGCAGCTGCTAACCCGGTGCTATACAGGGGCGAACGAGGCATTGACAGCACCGAGGGAAAGGAAAAGGTCGGCGACGGCGTGACGGCGTGGAATGATCTCCCGTGGTTCGGCGGCGGTTCTGCACCTGCTGCCGAGGTTTGGGAGCCTGTGTTTTCAAAGACTTTTGACGCTGACGCAACAGCTAATCAAACTTGGAAGCTCGCCAAGCCTTGCCGAAAAGTTAGGCTGCTCATGGCAGTGGCTGGGAGCGCTGCCAACTCTGCCGCTGGCGACCAATCGGTGTATCTAAACTCATATACGAGTAAATGTATGTTGCCCAACGCTTTTCGGTTTGAAACGGCTACCACAAAGGGCTCTTTCGTCGTTGCTGAAGCAGAGATTGCCGATAATATGGTTAGGGTACAAGCGAACAAGAGAAATATCTCAAACAACTTCAATGCGGCCAATTCAATGAACGAACAGACGATATGGAACGCAAGTGGGATAACATTCAACATTTTTAGGGATGTCGAGGCTCACGGTGCGATCAAAGCCCTGTCCTTCCCGACAAACGGCAAGACCATTGGCGCCGGAACGCAAATCGAGATTTTGGGGGTGGCAAAGTGATGGACATCGAAACCGAAAGCCGTATTGCATATCTCAAGTCGGAACTTGCCGATACTGATTATCTGTGTTTGAAATTTACAGACGGTGCGCTGTCCGAGGATGAGTACGCACCAATCCGACAAAAGCGGGCAGAATATCGAGCAGAAATCAATAAGCTGCAAGAGAGCAGCGAAAATTAAGAAAGGCGGTAACTAAAATGAAAGTAAGCAAAGAAACAATCGCAAGAACGGTGGTGCTGTTCGTGGCGCTGCTGAACACCGTGTTGAATGCCTGCGGCAAGAATCCGCTGCCATTCAGCGACGACGAGGTCTACACCGGAGTGTCTGCCGTTGTGGCTACCGTTGCAGCAGTGTGGGCTTGGTGGAAAAACAACAGTTTTACGGCTGCGGCTGTCAAGGCTGATGAGGTCTTGAAGATTGAAAAAGCCGAGGGCGGAACCGAAGACGAGGGGGAGCAGTGATGGGTACACTTCTTTATTATTGCAGACAGACCACCGAGGCCTGCAAGGGCATTCCGTACGCAAGCAAGAGCCATCCCTACCGTTACGGCACTTCCGGCTGTATCTATACAAGCGGCTGCGGAGTGTGCTCCAGCTTGATGGTTCTGCGTAACTTCGGCGTTGTGCCTGCTACGATGAACACAAAGAGATGGGCGGCCGAGTGTGTCAAGATGGGCGCGAGAGCGGCAGAGGGCACGAATATGGCCAAGATTGCCGAGCATTTCAAAAAGTTTTACGGCATTACTGCCAAGCAGACGAAAAGCACCGATACGCTGAAAAAGCACCTAAAGAACGGCGGGCGTGCCATTATCTGCGTGACAGGCAGAGGCAAACGCCTGTTCAGCAACAGCGGGCACTATATCTATGTCGGCGGGATCGACAAGTCCGGAAATCTAATCATTCTCGACCCGTACTGGTACGACGGCAAATTCACCTTGACAGCACGCCGCAAGGCTTACACGAAGGTCAAGAACGACCGAGAAGTCTATGTGCAGTCGTCAGCGCTTGCGGCAGACATTGGCAGCATTTGGCTGTTTACTGCGCCGAAAGGCGTTAAGCCGCTGTGCAGCGTGAACGATGTCAACCACAAGAAGCCGAAGCCGGTGGCTCCGGTGGTTCACCTTGGGCAACATATCTTGACCGCCGTGCGTGGCGTTTACAAGGGCTGCGGCGCAGATACAGGGCGCAAAAAGGTCAGCGACCTGTCAGAGGACGGACAGAAGCACGCTACGACCGCCAAGAAGTCCGCATTTGCGTTTTTGAGAAAGGGAACGATAGTTTCCTTGCTTGAAGTCAAAAAGGCGAAATCGGGAAATCTGTGGGCTAAAATTCCCAGCGGTTGGATTTGCATTTGGGAGAAGTCCGACAACACCCTGTTTGTTAAATAAGAAAGGGGTGGAGATCGGTGGGAATGAACAGAGACGACATTGACGCAATGCGAGATGAATTCGACGGCAGATATGTCCGCCAAGCGACCTGCGACGAGCGACACCGGGCGGTCAGCAATAAATTTGCAAACGATGACAAGCGCATTGAGTTGCTGCTCCAGCGGCTTGCTTCCTACGACAAGCTGCTGTGGATCATCACCACCAGCGTCGTTGGAACGCTTGTAACATCGGTTGTATCAATTATTATACACGGATAATGGAGGATTGCGATGGACAATAACAAACAGTGCGACGGCTGCCAAGTGGCTGCCAATGTGCCTTATGCAGCATTTGAGGCGGTGTTTGCCAGGGCGGAGCGGAACATTCGTCGGCTTGCTTTAATCATCGTTTTTTTGATCCTTGCGTTAATTGGATCAAACATTGCTTGGCTGTGTTACGAGAGCCAGTTCGAGGATGTTACAAGTCAAACAGAGCAAACGGTAACGCAAGACACGGCAGGCGGCGGCGACAACAATTTCGTAGGCGGTGATTTGGTTGGCACGACAAACGATTAAAACAAGAACTGTCACTCGCAGGAGAGTGCGCAGAACCGGCGGAAATTCCGGCTACAAAAAGTGCCCGACTTGCAAAGGCAGCGGGCGGGTGAAGTCAAGATGAGGTGGAGCAGATGAGGGCGGACGATGTGGCAGACCTGTCAAGGGAACAGTGGGAGCACTTGATAGAGCAGTACATTTTCAACGAGCAGCACCGCCGCATATTCAAGCGCAGGTGGCTTGACGGCGTTTGCTTTGAGCCGTTGGCCGAGGAGTTTGACATTTCTGTCCGGCACGCGCAGAACATCGTTTACAAGTGCGAAAAGAAGATCTTGCGCCACATTTGAAAACCGGCCGTTGACAAGACCGCTGCAATCGGCTATAATGATATTGTTGGTAGGGCGGCCACCCGAAGCGCCGTATTTCTCCCAAGCTGAGCATTTGCTCTACGCCAACCAGGGAGCGGGTAACTATCAACAAGTCGGACAGCAACCCGACGAGCATATTCTTTTCTCCTTTCGAGAATGTGACGAGCAAAAGGAAACACCCGGTCAACTGGCTGGGTGTTTTCTTTATGCCAAAAAAGCCACCGCTGGGACACTTGCCGTGGATCACTGGCAGAGGTGCGGGTGGCCTAATCGCTTCTATTTTATATCGAGATTTTGGAAAAGTCAAAAAAATATAGAAAAAGTATTGAAAAAGTATAAAAAAAGTATTGACTTTTGCCGCCGAGTGTGGTATTATATAATCACAGGGAGGGGGAAAGGAACCCCTACCGAAGCTGAAAGGAGAACAAAAAATGACGGATAGTGAAAGAATTGCAGCAATTAGACAAGCGCTGAAAGAACACGGATACAGCAACCGCAAGGTTGGCGTCCGGTATGATGGCTATGCCATTTGGCTGACAATCAAAGATTTGGCCATTGACATCAAAGAAATTGAGCAACTCACAAAAGGCTATGAAAGCTACGAGCGAGACGAGTTCACCGGAGAGATTTTAAGCGGCGGCAACACTTTTGTGTTTGTCAATTATGCTTACGGCATAACGGCTTAAATGCTTCTGCTGGGGTTGAGCACATCAGCCCCAGCCCACACAACAAGCTGGCGAGCAAAAACGCGAAAGGAGAAAAGCTATGAACGCATACATTGTGAGAACCGCAAAAGACAAGAAAGAAATCGACCGCTTTGAAAGCCTGGAGACAGCGTTCGCTGCCATTGAACATTACGAGGAGCGGGACGAAAAGGCTGGAACATTCACCAAGTGGGATTATGAGGTCGCTTACGAGGGCACTTGGTACAGCGTGGTGGATATTGATATACGCAAGAACGGCGAGACCGGAGACGAGGAGTTGCTGTGGATTGGCGATAACGAACAGGAGGCTCTGGAAGCATTTGAGCGTCTGTGCTTTGAGAACCGGCACAATATGAAGAACAGACGCATTGAACTGCGCAAGATGGACTACGACCCGAGAGACCCGGAGCGCTGCATTGAGGGCTACGACGACTTGAAGAAGATGGAGGGCTAACGCTATGGACATTCACAATACGATCTACTGGCACTTGGGCGGCTATTCGCCCAGGCTGTTCAGCAAAAGCAAGCGAGTGCTTCCGGAGTACAGCCGATACATGGCGGTGCTGTTGCAACACTTGTTAGACGGCGAGCGGCACTTTTACATTTGCCGCCGACACGGAGAAAGCCAAACAGAGTTGGCGTTTTTGAACGCCTTACATATCAAGGGTGCGTCGGAATTTACACCGGACAAGATTTGGCTAAAGCTGGACGGCAGGCGGAAAGAAGCCAAGCGGCTGATCGAACTTGCGGAACACTTGGAAAGAGAGGCGACAAAGCAATGAGAAATGTAATATCCGCCGTGCTTCGGTGGCTTGGCTGTGCAGTGGCCTGTGTGGGCTTCTGCTTGGTTTCGGAGCAGTTTTGGTGGCTACCCATACCAGTTATATGCCTTGGCGGCTTAACCGTCTTAGCGGGCGTTATGCTGGCCGTGGATGAGATGGAGGACAATGGGAGTAAAAAAGACGACCGGCAGCAGCCAGTCGCCCGGATTACAGACTTTCAGCAGACCTATTTACTTGCTTGCTCACTTGGCAAGGATGAGGACGGCTCTAATGCGTCAAGCCGGAGCATTGCGGAGTGATAAAGTGCTGGAGCGATCACCTGGAGCGTGTCCATTAGTTCGTCCATAAGGTCGAGCACTTGGCAGGTGTCCAGGCCGTCAGCGGCGGCCAAGAAGTCGCTGGAGCCGTCAGTGCTCACTGGCTTGGCTGACTTGCTTGCGCCGCCGGTAAGGTGGTCACGGACGATATAGAGCCAGGCGAGGCGCTCAACCGTCGCCCAGGTCGTGTCGTGGTTGCGCTCTAAGTCAAGTATATCTTGATTGAGTATATCCAAAGAAATCATAGCTTTTTCCTTTCGTATATGGGGGTGAGAAAATGAACAAAGAGGTGGTTTTCGTTTACACTTTCGCTGACGGATACCGTTGCTGGTGCGCTGGATTTGATAAAGTCGAATTGCAACATGCAGAAGCTAAGCACGGAAAGCTGGTCAATGTGCAGCGGGAATATTAAGAAACAGGGCAGAGCGAAAGGCTCCGCCCTTTTCTTTTAAGTTGCCACAACGCCATAATTCGGAGAATATCTTGCGAGCAATCCGTCTTGCTCTGCGCAGATCGCAGCAAGGTCATAATCCAGGCACTCTAAGTTTATGCGCTGTCTTTCGACGTGCTCCAACTCACAGTCTACCGACTGAACAAGTTTCTTGACTTCACAAGACGCGGCAACTTCGCCAAGTTCGTGCAAGTCTGCGTATGCCTGTTCGTACAGTTTCTTGGTTTCGGTTTCCCAAGAGCGCCATCGCAGAAAAGCGTCACGGACGGCTTTGCGTTTGGTTCCGGCGTCTACCTGCTGGCGGGTGTAGTTTCGCCAAGCGCTTGGGATGATTTCCGGGTCTTTGGCTTCTGCTTCCGGCAGCAGACGGTTAAAATGCGCCACAAAGTACCGAACAGTTTTTTGATGTTCGACGAATTCGGACATTGCTTGTACTTCGTGCTGGCATTTATATCCGCACAAATTCAAAAAGCCGAAATATTCAGCCAACTGGCTGTGCAGCATTATTCCCTCGATTTGGTGGGCGTTGATACGCCCGAAAATTTCACTTGCAGTCATAGGCGGCCGCCTTTACAGTTTCTCGACTGTCACTGACAAGTTGTTAACGACTGCCGCAGAGTCGCCAAGGACAAAGGACAGGATGGAACTGTCACATCCGCAGGCGTTGCGGAGGATGGCGCTCACTGTCAGCGTGACGGTTTCATTTACGGCGGCTGTGGTGGCGCTTGAAGTTGCGCCGATCACGGCCACACCGTCCTTTTGGGCTGTCAAAGAAACAGTGCCGGCGGCGGGAGGCGTAACAGTGGCCACGGCGGTCACTTTATAATAGCCGCTCCCGCAAAGCGTGATTGTGTTTCCGTCCTGCCGGAGGTTGCAGCCAAAGCGGCGGCTTGTGACACCAACAGGAATAACGCTCCCTGCTGTGATGGTGGGCGCGGTGGCGTTAGTGGTATAAATTGCAGATTTTGACATTTTTAGTTTTTCCTTTCTTAAAAAGATTAGCGGGAGCAGCTACTGCCGCCCCCGCTGGTTGAAATCCTCGCCGTGGTGGCGTGTGTTTAGATGTTGCAGCAGCTGTTACAGCCGCAGAACGGAGACGGGCCTGCATTGTATGCGTAGCTTGTCGGATAGCGAACGACACCGCAGAAGCGGCTGTCCATTTCAAGGCTTGTCACCTTGTCACGCAGCGCCTGAATCTCGTTCGTCTGAATCAGCTGCCGGGTGGCTTCGCCCTCTGCGTGGATCGCTGTGGTGATGTCGCAAGCGTTCTGGTTCATTTGAGCAGACAGGTTGGCCGTCGCAAGCTGGTTCTTGCAGCAGCAGTCTGCCAGCTGGCCTTGGATTGCTCGACCCTCGGTCAAAATGCTGTTGTTCAGAGCAAAGGTGCTGTCGCAAATGCCGTTGCCGATAGTGTTCAGCCGGTCGTTCAGCTGGCCGAACTGCTGGCCGAACAGGATCTCCTGCTGGCTCGCAGCGGTGGCATACTGGCCGAATTCGCCCTGTCGGTTCCAGCCGTTGCCGTTGAAGCCCCAAAACAGGAAGAGCAGGATTACCCACCAAGCGCCGTTGCCGCCAAATGCGCCGTTGTCGTCACCTACGGCTGCCCGCAGGTCGGAAAGTGAATAGTTATCCATTTTTTTGTTTTCCTTTCGTTAGATTTTTATAAAATGGGCTGTGCACCGCCTCATTTTAACATTGATTGGATTTGCTCCGCTTGGGCTTTCAACTGTTGAAATTGCTGTTGGCTCATCTGCCCGGTGTTGAGCAAATTTTGTACAATCGCCTGCGGGTCTTTCCCGCCAAGGGCTTTGCGGAATTCCGCCAGCTGCTGCAAGAAATTCCCGCCGTTATTTGCTGGCAGGTTCTGCGGCTGCTGCCCGCTGCTTTGCTTTTGCATTGCGTCCAGTATCGGATTGCGCATTGATGATCTCCTCCAATCTCGATATTCGCTGTTCAAGGTCTGCGTTGGTCGGCTGCTGGGTCTGTTCGTGCGGCGTGATGTTGAATGCCGAAACTGTCTTGTAACCTGCGCCGTCTGTTTTGACAAGCCACACAAGCGGCTGGCTTTCGTCCAGCAGTAAGGCGCTGCTGTTCGGCGCCAGCGGGTATGCCTGCGCTCCGTTCTCACCGTTGACAGTGACTACATCACAACGCTGTTGCATTGTTTGGTTCTGTTGCATTGCCGCAAGTCTGTCAGCGTATGGGTTTCCGTAGGGCTGCATGCCCTGCATATAGCCGTTGAATGTGTTATACATTGACTGTTCCCTCCGTTTCTACTTTTATTGTAAGATTTTACTTTCTGTATTTCCACGAGCATATCACGCAAGATTTATACCGATTGTATAAAAGAAGTATAGAAAAAATATAAAAAAGGTATTGACTTTTCGGCAGAGATGGTGTAGAATAGTAAATGTAAGGGGGAGAGATAAAGGCCCCCGACGAAAGGAGAAGGTAAAATGAAGGTAATGGTTAAAGACTGGTTTTTCAATAAAATGCAGGATGAGGCTTGCGGCGTGCATTTGATTCACACAGCTGTACAGGTGATTGACGAAACAGCAAAGGCTTACAAGCTGGAGATGATCGCTACAACTTGTGACGGCGAGTTTGAGACCACCAAGGCTATGTGGTGCCCGAAGTCTTGCACGATGACCGAAGAAGAGTACAAGGCAGATGAGCAGGCGCAAGTTGAACGTTTCCAGGCTGGTTGCGAAGCTTACGAAAAATTGCTGACATTCGCCAAAGACAACGGTGTCAAGGGTGTTCGCAAAGGTATGCGTAAGGCCACAATCCTGGCTAAAGTCGAAGCTGCTGGCTTGCAGTACATTGCTTAATCGAAAGGGAGGCGACAAAATGGCGTTAAAAGAACACCGGATTTTAATGGTTGATCTTTTGAAAAAAGAAATAGCCGCCAACGGTTGGCTGACGGATTGCAGTAGCGAGCAGATAGACAACCTTTGGCAAGCAGTTGCGTGGATGAATTTTAACGGCTTTGACACCATTGCATTGGCGTATATTGCCAAAGAGATCAAAAAATGCAGTTGCACAGCTAACAGCGTGGTTTATATCGCCGATAGGTTGGTAAACAAATGCTCCCGGGTGCTGCTGGTCAATGACAGCGACGGCAGCCGATGGGATGGAAGATAAACAGATAAGCCCACGCCGGGCTGGCATAAAGCCTGGCAGGAAAGGAGAACAGAAAAATGAACAGATGTACGATTTGTGGCCGTGTCGTTGACGGCTGGGAGATCAGCGGCGGCGTGTGCGACAGCTGCGCTGAAGCTATGGACGATGACAAGATCGTTTGCCCGATTTGCGGCAAAGAACACTACCTGGAGGATATGCCGCACGGCGTTTGCTCCGATTGTTTGAGCGAGACTGCTTGGCAGTTCGATACTGTCAAAGCGGTTGTTGGCGACGAAAAGGAGAGCGTTCAGCTATCCGCGTTGGTGGTTTCGATGTTAGACCCGGACGAAATCGAGAAAATCTGCGAGAGGGAAATCCGAAAGGCTGTTGAAGCCGGGGATGTTGACCTTTCGCCGGTGATAGAAGCGGACGAGGACTGGTTCTGTGAACGCTTCATTGAACACGACAGAAAGGAGGGCGAGAGATGAGCGACACGACAATCAGGGACAACTTGCTGTTGGTCAAAATGACCGACGACGAGAAAGAGCAAATCCGGCAGTCAGCTAAACTGCTGGGGCTGACGATGTCAGCTTATGTTCGTATGGTTCTGCTCGCGGCAGCGGGCAAAGAGAAAGGAGAATAAAAAAATGGCAATCATTGTAATGATCTACGGCCAAAGTGGAACAGGCAAGTCAACCAGCTTGCGGAATTTCGCCACGGATGATGTGGCAATCGTAAATGTGAGCGGCAAGCCGCTGCCGTTCAAAAACAAGCTGAAAACATACAATAGCGACAACTATGCCAAGATCGAAAAGGCTATTGCAGCGGCGCCGCAGAGGTCTGTCGTGATCGACGACGCAACCTACTTGATGGTCAACGAGTTTATGCGCAACGCCAAGGTGACCGGTTATCAAAAATTCACCGATATGGCTCTTTCGTTCAATCATTTGGTAGAGTTTGCCGCCAAACTGCCGGACGACAAAATCGTTTACTTCTTGGGGCACAGTGACCAAATGGACGACGGCCGGGAGCACTTTAAGACAATCGGTAAAATGCTTGACAATTATGTTACGCTCGAGGGGCGGTTTACAATCGTTCTCAAAACAGTTGTGCAGGATGGCCGGTACTGCTTCCAAACGCACAACAACGGCCAGGACACAGTCAAGAGCCCGCTGGGGATGTTTGACCAGGACTTGATCGACAACGATCTCAAGGCGGTTGACAGCGTTATCCGTGAGTATTACGATATTGGCGGTGCAACCGATGAGCAGTGACATGCTGAACGGCGTTAAATCGTTCATTGACGGAACCGCAACAGTCGTGGTACACTTTCCAGTGGACTGGCAAGGGCGCAGCTTTGTGTGCTGTGTGCAGTGTCCGTACCTGTCAAGTAGTAAGCGTTACTGCCAGCTTAATCAGCGTCCGGTACAGTTTCCGGAGCGCTATATCGGGTATGATTGCCCGCTAAAATTTGAAGAACAAAAGGAGTTTGAAAAATGAAAAAGTTTGATTTTGAAGCAAAAAAAACAGGTATGGCGTCCGATCCGCTGCCCGCTGGTGGATATGTGGCGAAAATTGTAAACGCACTTATCAAGGCATACGATTGGGGCGAGGTGCTGGTCATTTCTTTTGACATTGACGAGGGCGAGTATAAAGACTTTTTCCGCCAGCAATTCAAAAACTCACCTTTCGAGGATAAAAAATGGAAGGGCAACATCCGCGTTACGGTTCCGGATAAGTCCAACCAGTGGTACGAAAGCCAGCTGAAACGGTTCGGCAACTTGATTGCTTGCTTAGAGGAGAGCAACGACGGCTACCATTGGGATTGGGACGAAGCGGCACTCAAAGGCAAGCGTGTGGGTGTTCTGTTCCGTGAAAGAGAATGGGCGTACAATGGCAACACTGGCTGGACTACAGAGGCGTGCTCCATTCTGTCAGTGCAGGATATTCAAGACGGCAAATTCAAGACGCCAAAGGCTAAACCGCTGCCCGCAAGTCAAAAGCCCGCTACCGTTGACAGTAACGCCGATTTCGAAGTCATCGACGATGGGGACGATGACGATCTGCCGTTCTAATGCGGCAGGCGGAAATCGAGGCGGTGCTGGACACAATGCAAATCGTTGTTGACACACGAGAGCACCGAACAGCGGAGGCCGTCAGGCGGTGGAAAGCGTTCGGCGTTCCTTACCGTCAGGATAAGCTTGACTTCGGCGACTACGGTGCAGAATTCGACCTACCTGGATTTGGCAAATGGATTTGCCCCGCTGTGGTGGAGCGCAAAATGTCATTGACGGAAATCTGCGGCAACTTCTTTCAGCACCGCGACAGGTTCGTTCGTGAGTTTGAGCGAGCGATGGCGGCAGGGTTCAAAGTTTACTTGCTGATCGAGGGCGAAAGCTGGGAGGCGGCATACGCTGGGCGTTACCGGTCAAAGGTTCTGCCGCAGTGCTTGGTGGCAAGCTTAACGGCTTGGATGGCTCGGTATAATTGCGTTGTGCTTTTCTGCACCGCCAGGACGGCGCCCAAATTGATTAAAGAGGTGCTTTACAGAGAAGCAAAGGAAAATTTCACAAAACATTTTAAGGAGGACTAATCATGGACATTGAAAAACTCATTCATACGCTGAATGACATTAGAAAAAGAGCAAGTGCAGATAACGCCGAGGTGATCGCGTGCGCAATTGAAATCGTAAAAAAGCAAAGACCCGAGAGGACTTTGGAATTTACTGTTCCAATGTTCACGACCAACGGACACCGAGAAGAAGTGAATGTAAATTCTTGCCCCACCTGTTTCCGAACGGTCGAGCACACAGAGTTTTGCCCGCATTGCGGCCAGCGTCTGATTGGGAAAGACACTGACGGGCTCGTGACGAGATGATGAGCGAAGGACAGCACACAAAGGGAAGTATAGCTGCGATAATGGAAAGGTGAAAGAAAAATGACACGAGAAGAATTAAAAGTCGTGCTTGAATTGCATAAGAAATGGCTAAACAATGAAGATGATGGAGCAAGAGCCAACCTGTGGGGAACCGACCTACGAGGAATTGATCTAAGAGGAGTCGATCTGCGATTGGCTTGTCTCTCTGAAGCTGATATGCGTGGAGTTGATCTGCGGGGAACCAATTTGCGAGGCGCTGACATGTGCAGAGTTGACATGAGAGGAGCCAACTGCTGTGGAGCCGATTTGAGTGGGACCGACTTGCGAGGAAGTGATATGAGAGGAACCGATTTAAGCGGAGCCGATCTGTGGAAGGCTAAACTATGGAAAACCCGCTTGCAAAGAGCAAAATTGAGTGAAGTTATGAATTTCCCGTTCATACCTTATGCTTGCCCCGAAAAAGGTGAGTTTGTCGCGTTCAAGAAATGTGGTAAATACATTATTGAACTCCTTATTCCAGCAGACGCAAAACGCTGTTCCGGAACTACACGGCAATGCCGTGCAAGCTATGCCAAGGTGCTGTCGATTACAACACTGGCGGGCAAACCTGTCAATATTGACGGTGTCATAAACACTGGATATTCCCCGAATATCGTTTACATGGTCGGAGAGCGTGTATATCCGGATGAGTTTGACGATAATCGCTGGAATGAATGTTCACATGGCATTAGCTTTTTCATCAACCGCCAAGAAGCGGTTGAATATTAAGGAGGACAAACCGATGTGTACAGGAATGACAAGTTTTAACCGGCCGGACGGCTGGATAAGCGTAAAGGACAGGCTGCCGGACACAAGTAGATATGTGATTATGTGTTCAAATTTAGGAGACGTATGCGAAGGTTGGTATCACACTGTCGATAAACACTGGATAAGACACGGCAATGTTGTTGAAAACATTACGCATTGGCGAGAAATTCCAAAGCTGCCGAGAATGGAGGATAGCAAAGAATGACAGACACGCCATATAACAGAAAAATACAAAACTTTCTTGAGGAATACGTTAACTGCGGTCCTGATAATTATTATGCGAACGGAATGATGAAAAAAGAATCAGTCAAAGAAGCAGTTAGATTGTTGCTCGAAAAAATGTTTTTTTCATCTGTCAAAGATATGAGATTCCAAGCATTAAAAGATTACAGCATTTTATTACCTGCGTGGGTGTTTGAATGTGTAAAGGAGAAAAAAGAATG